TATGGTTTCGGGGGCCTGGTTGCCACATACACCCATACCTCCGAAGGAGGTAAGGAGTGTCTGAATGTATCGGTGAACGGATATCCAGCTCCACATCCTTTTGATGTGAATAGGACCAAATGCCTCCCGCCCATATCTAATGGCTTTAGGTTGTCTTCTGCAAGTCAACCGAGTCATGGATATGAATACTTGGCGAACCCGAATACTAGCTTCACGGCGAATACAATCGCTGCGAAGTACTATCCGGGTATTCCAAGTGGGAAGCAAATGGCTGCCAGGCTTCTTGCGGGTACTAATCCCACGAGACCTGTCATCCGTCTCCCTGTGTCTCTTTTTGAGCTCAGGGATCTACCCATGTTGTATCATCAGGCACTTACTTTCCTCACGGCAGGTCGCCGTGGAGATCGTCAAGGCAAGTATTGGAGAAGGCTTTCGCCCACCCAACGTCTTGCTAGTGCTAACTTAGCAACCCAATTTGGGTTCCTACCGATGATAAGAGATGTAAAATCCCTTTTCGACTTCACCGACTCCGTCAACAAACGGAATAAGGAACTCGATAGGCTTTACAGCTCAAATGGTCTCAAGAGAAGGATGACTCTCCATCGTGGAGAGTCAAATCATTCCAAAACCTGGACGTCCGACCCTTCTAGGAGTCGGACTACCAAGGGTAAAGGAACGATCCACACTTGGGGAACCGTGCGTTGGAAACCCAACACACGCCCCTCAAGTCCTGGCAGACCGTCTGACAAAGAAGTCAAACGTATGTTACTCGGCCTCACAGCCGGAGACATACCTGCCAACTTGTGGAACGCGCTTCCATGGTCTTGGTTGGTCGACTGGTTCACTAACGCAGGAGATATCCTGCAAGCGAACCAAGGCCGCCTTGTTTGCCACCCAACGGGGCTATGTGTGATGAATTATCGGACTATCACTTGGACGTCCGAACCATTCACCATAGTAACCACGTCGGGTACGCGAACTGAGACCGTGACTATCTCTCCTGGTTATACATTCCATGAGAGCAAGTTGCGCGCTTTACCTTCTGCTACACTATCAGCATCGATCCCGTTCCTAGGAACGGGTTCATTGTCGATCCTTGGTTCACTTGCTGTATCTAGGGGTAAGTTCTCTTCGAGAACCAACCCTGGATTGCCGCGTTGGCGTCCAGGGTCCCTACGTTAAGACGACATCCTGTCGTTTTGACTTTACATCAAACCAAGGAGTAAACGTTATGCTGTCCAATACACTTGCACTTACCATCGGCGCTGAATCAACGATCACACTGACTCGCGTCAGTGAGGCCAATGGTTCCTCGAGGTACCTTCTTCGGACGAGTGAGAGGGAAATTTCCCTTGACATTCGTCAGAACTCCTCTTCCCGAGCAGGGAAGAAGATTGTCAGCTACAACATGTTGCTGACGGTACGGTACCCAGACACCGTCGATGCTTTCGGACATGAATACACGTCGTCCTTCACAGGTCGATTTGAAGACTTGTCCGATCCGGGCTTCTCGAGCGATGCTCAACAAGCCCTGCATGTGCTTGGTTCGACTGTCATGTCGAACCTTGCTGCTGGTGAAGTTTAACGGCTTCATCAGCTCCAGGTGTATCTGGTCCACGACTGAAACGTCGTGAATCAGTACAGCGTATTGAAGATGGCCACCATTGAAAGGATGTGCCCATGAAAAGCTTCATAAACACGTTTACCTTGCTGTATGATGCCTTATCTAAGGACATCATAGCAACGTACCCCTCTCTCTGTGACGACATTGCCAAAGACCTCACCCGTCTTTCGCGTGCTCTAGATCACGAGGGTCTTGGCTTCATAACCATTACCCACGGTGAAATGGAGAAGGCCTTTTTACAAGGCCTTTCGCAAAAGAAGAGACTTGGTTTGGACACCGGCCTCGTAAGAGGGTTCGGATCCAAGTCAAACGTTGATGCTCGCCCTGCATACATGCATGGTTTGCTTCAACGGGTCTTTTCAGCAGAGGGAACGCTTCTGGACGACCCTGATCCAACGGCAATCTTCTTTCTTCGCCAATGGTTTTCCATGGCAAAGAAGATAGAATTACCGTGCACACCTGACCGCATCGATGATGCACTCAGAGAATGGGTAGCGATTGATAGATCGCTACCGGATCATAGAGAGGAGACTTGGGATCATGATGATCCTAAGTGGACACGTCGGCAAGGTCACCCCCTATATGGAGATGTCAGTGTCGAATATGACCTTTTTTCATCTTATGATGATGAAACTCCTACCTGGGATCTCGGATCACATTGGAACCTACTTTCAAACCTATTCGGTTCGATTGTTGGGTCTCTTGGGATCTTCGATCCTTGGGCTCTTCGTCCTAAGCATGGACCAGGAGCAACCGCAGACCAAAAGGACGGTCTTAAGTACGACTTTCCAAATTGGCCAGCAAAGTTGCAGTCCATTTTCCCTTGGGACTTCTTCGCGTCCGCAGACCTGGGTCTCTACAAGAGAGAATCAGGCACTGAGCCGCGAGAACGTGAAGTCCCTTGCGTCATGTACGCTGTTCCAAAAACGCAGTCGGAACCACGGCTCATCGCCGCAGAACCAATTGCACATCAATGGATCCAAGGTGGAATCCAAAGATGGTTTGAGGAACAAGTTGTATACACCCCCTTACGGAGGTGTATCAACTTTAGGGACCAAAGCGAGTCTCAAAGACTCGCCTTGGAGGGCTCTCGGGATAGACTAATCGCAACTGTGGACTTGTCCGCAGCTAGCGACAGGCTATCGTCCCGACTTGTTGAGTACGCCTTTCAGAGCAACCCTGCTCTGTTAGATGCGCTTCATGCGTGTCGCAGTCGTCTCACAAGGCTTCCCAACGGTGAAGTTCACCGTATGAGGAAGTTTGCCCCTATGGGCTCTGCAGTATGTTTCCCTGTTCAAACAATTGTTTTTACAGGCCTAGCATTATTTTCCATAATGCTAACGCGTGGCGGCTCCGTAAGAGACGCTATGGAATCATACACGCACGAGGTTCAAGTCTTTGGGGATGATATCATCCTCCCCATAGACTCATACCCGGTACTGTGCAAACTCTTGACGAGCCTTCGTTTGAAGGTGAACGAGAACAAGTCATTCGCTAGCGGATTCTTCCGCGAAGCTTGTGGCATGGACGCGTTCAATGGAGTCGACGTGACTCCGACTCGTGTCAAGAGGATATACAGCAAGTCGGACCCATCTGCCTTGCAGGCAACGGTGGAAGCATCCAACAACCTTTTTCGTAAAGGTTTGTGGAACACTTCAGCCGCCCTGCTAAAGACAATACCAATGGCTGAAAGAAAACTCTTAGCTGTTGGCGGCCAGGCAGGTGGGGCCGTATCACTATATTCATTCTGTGGCGCCCTCCATACCAACTTGCGTTGGAACGGAGATACGCACCAGTTTGAACGAAGGACCATCGGTGTTCTTTCTAAGAACACAATGGACCGCAGTGACGGCGACGCAGGGCTAGTTCAGTTCTTTAGTGAGGAACCGAACCCAGATACTCACTATGAGTCTGGTCAGCCGGGCAAGTCCAAACTTCGAAAGAAGGTTGGATACTACCCGTTAAGCTGAT